TAGGCCTGCGTTGTTTAACACGGATACCACGAATCTTTTGTTTCATACCGAATGCCATCCCGATAAACCGTTGATCCATGGTTTTGAAATTACCAATAGCCCAATCACCATCACATTTTTGCGCTCCAAAATCATTGATCAGGAGTTGGTTTCCTTCGAACTCAGCCTGAATATCTGCTAACAGTTCGGAGGCACGTTCTGAGCTATCGGATAACAGGCACATAAAGATTTCTTCACCTTGCATCCATAACCATAGCGGAATGATAACATCAGCCCACACGGACTTAGCACCGCCACGGAACCATTCCAGGAATATTTTTATAAGTTGATCATTGGCTATTTGATTGGCTGCTAACCAGTGGAATTGAGCACAGTCAGCAGTGGCATAATGAGGCAGGTAGTTCTTGACCATAAACACCACATCTCGCTTTGTTCGTTCAATGCGTGCGTTTTGTTCTGATTTGGTCTCAAATGGGTTTACCTCGTTGGCTCGTTTTGTTATTTCGAGTTTTGCGAGGTAAGCATCTGCGAGTTTTTTATCCTGGACTTTTTGAGTGGCCATAGTTAGTTTTGTTTGTTATCACTCCACGAAAACGAAAAATTGAATCCAAAAAAATGAATTCCAAAGCCTCCTTTACAAAAACTAAAAGCAAGAAATATGAAATGATAATAACCAGCTTCACTAAATCGGAATGGAGTACGAAAGAATATTGTATACTTTTTTGATAAAATTATTTTCATAATGCATTGGTATTTGAGGAAAATTGTGACTATTATGACTGTTATTATCCAAGTTCTTGAGTACGTTTACGGATATAGTAAGTTTGAAAATTGATTGTCTTTTCAAATAGATCAATATCGAACTGGCGCATATCGGTAAAGATATCATCCATCACGTTGATGAGTTCACCAAGCGTGTACTTGCTGTCTTTTTGAAGTCCCTGAAGGGTCTTAGTTAGCTTTGAAAGTTCGTCACCAATCTGTAGTGATTCTTTTAGTAACTCTTTCTCTGTTTTTTCATCCTGAAGCTTTTGAGCGTCGTGAATTTCCTGTTCCAGATCCAGCCTACGTTTAGAAGTAAGACGAATGATTTGCTTTACGTTGTCAATATCCGTTCTGTAGGATTGTTGACGGCCTTCACGTTGTCCCCTCCAATCTTCAGCGATTGCCCATGCTGATAATGTTTGTTCGGTTATACCAAGCGTTTCTGCTGCACGCTTTTGGGTATAACCCTGAACTACTACCAATTCAAAGGCAGAAAACTTCAATTTATCGTATTCCTGTTTTGGCAATTGTTGCTTACGCTCGGTTTTTGGCTTTAGGGACTTCTTTTTCTTCATGTGGCCGCGTTGTTTTTTATGCAAAGTTGTACCTATTTACGGGTATTTACAAAACATGATTTCATCCACTATAAAATTTTCAAGTTATACTATAAGATTTTCATGTTGTGCTATGAAAATCGTTAGTGTATGAAATACAAGTTTTTATACACGAAAATAACGCTTTACATTTGCTTCGAATTATAACACAAACAAGTCATAAAACGGCCTATGTCAAAAAATCTTAGATATACGATAATTGCTCAATGTAAAAATAAAAAGCTGGAAATTATCATTAGTGCATCCTCCGATTCCGGACGTGTTGACATTATTGGTGACATTTCAGAATGGACACCTAACAATGCCATTGAATTTCGCCAACGATGTCAAGAAGTAAAAGACTCAGGGGCAAAAAATTGTCACGTGTATATGATGACCAATGGAGGAAGCTGTTTCCAGGCAAATGAGATTGTCAATATACTGATAGAGATTTTCGGTTCCTATACTGCTGAAGGTGGAGCGATCGTTGCGAGTGCCGGTACTTACATTGCTGTTTGCTCTACTTCCTTTCTATTTGCAAAGAACGGCCAGTTCATGATTCATAAACCAATGGGTGGAGCTTATGGTAATGAGACTGAAGTTGAAAACCAATTGACGTTGCTCAAGAACATGACCACTACCTATTTCGATGCGTATGTGGCTAAACTTGCCAAACCTGAAGCGGACTTCAAAGCCAAATGGGATGGTGGTGATTTTTGGATGACTGCCCAGGAAGGAAAAGACTGGGGTTTTATCACTGAGGTGAAAGAACCTGTAAAAATACCTAAAGCATTAGCCGATTCCATCAAAGCAAGTGGTTCTCCGCTTGAATTCGACATAACGGATATTATTATTTCAAAACCAAATACAGAAAACGAAATGAATTTACAAGCAATGGCATTGGCTCTCGGTTTAGCTTCAACAGCAACCGAAGCGGAAATCACAGCTAGACTTGCAGACAATGCAGAAAAGGCTGGTAAGTATGACGCTCTTGTGGCAAAAGTAGCCAAAAAAGAGCAAGAACAAAAAACGGCTATAATCAAGGCGGACCTTGATAAGGCAATTACGGAAAAACGCATTACTGCGGACAATCGTGCAGGTTGGCAGGCTCAACTGGAAGCCAACTATGAAGGAACAAAATTATTACTGGATTCTTTGAAACCAATCTCTAAGTTGTCGAATGGTATCATTGTAGATAACGGTACCGGTTCTCTTTACCAGGGCAAAACTTTTGTACAATTGAGTGATGAAAGTCCTGAATTGTTGGCTACTCTTCAGGATGAAAATCCGGAAGCTTACGACAAACTTTTTGCTGATTGGAAATCAAGTAACAAAATTAAATAAACCACACTAACTTTTCCAAAGTCGAAAGAAACTTTGGAAAAGTAGTGATTAAAAAAAGGAGACTAAAAATATGTCAGTAGCAGTAGACGGTCAATGGCTGAATCAGTATGTTGCACCTCAGCTCTTACAGGAGTTCAAGAATTTCAAGGATGATTTTATCGGGGTTCTTCCCGGTGCACCGGCAGCTGCTGTAACGGCTGATGGTATCCGTTTCAATAAACTGATCAACAATGTGGCTTTTTCTGTGGACAACACGGATGATTTTACTGCCACTAAGATGACTAGTCAGAAAGTGTTCGTTGAGTGGGAAAAGTATGATACAGCACCGACTTCGGTTGATGATTCTGAAATCCGTTACCTGGCTTACGACAAGCGTGCAGCTATCAAGGTGAAACATGCTGAAGCCTTTAAGATGGGTATTCGTGACCACGTATTGTGGAAGTTGGCACCTTCGGATGCTACCAATACCGATATGCCTGTAGTACGTACCACTGGTCCAGATGATGGAACCGGACGTTTACGTTTGAAGTTTGCAGATTTGGTTACATTCCTGGAAACCATCAAGAAATTGAATTTACCTGACGAAAGCCAGTATTACATGATACTTTGTCCGGAACATGCTACTGATTTGATTTTAGATCGTGATTCAGCGATGTATTTCTCTGACAAGAACATTTTCTTTGACGTGACAACAGGTGCTGTTAAATCAGTTATGGGATTCAAGTTCTTTACGAATAACGCTTCCTTAGCATATACTTCAACCGGAACTAAAAAAGCTAAGTATTCAGCTAACGGTTCAACTGATCGCAATGCTTCCCTATTTTTCTACGCCCCGAATGCGATTTATCACATCGAAGCGGTAAAAGTGCTTTACAAACCTGAATTCCAGGATACACAGTCGGCTAATCCAACGAGTGAATTCAGAACTCAAACCTACGGGATTGTTGATCGGGTTCAGGAAATCGGATTCGGAGCATTGGTGAGCGGGATTAAGGCTGCATAATTTGAGAAACTTTTCCAAAGTTGAAAGAAGCTTTGGAAAAGTGATTTTACTTAATCATTAGTATTCATTTTTCAACTATAAATAAATGAAATCAAAAGAAAAAGCAACATTGATCACAATTAGTAAAGATGATCAAAAAAATATAGCTGCTGATATTTTTGGAAGATATCCGAAGGCTCAAGAAGTTGTGGTAGCTTCCGATGGTCAGGCATTCATCACGGATGAAGGTGAGGGTGCGGCTAAGAACCATGCAAAGAATAACCGATATCAAAAGGTGTTGGAGTTAACTCCTTTTAAACGCGATTCTTTTTTAGAAGAAATCGCAGCATCGGCCGGAACTGAAGAAGCTGACCCTTTGAAAAAAGATGATGATACTGATCTAACCAAAAAGGTTGAAGATACTGACCCTTTGAAAAAAGGTGATGATAAAACCTCAAATACTACCAAATAATGGGATTTGAAGGTGCAAATATTAATAAACTAAACGGCGGCTTAGGCCTTTCATCCGGAAACCAGGACAGAGTGATCGTACTGGTTTGCGGAATGACGGCTACAGCTAAAGTGGTAGCAAATACCGTATATCCATTGCTCGACATTACCAGTGCCGAAACGTTGGGTATTACGGCGGCTTCCGATGCATTGAATGGTGAACTGGCATACTATCATCTCTCGGAGATGTTCAGACTTTGCCCCGGATTCACATTCTACTTGCTTCCGGTAGCCAAGACTACCACTGTAGCCGCTTTAGTTTTGGATGCTGCAATACTTGCAGCTATCCGTGGAATTACGAATGTGAATGTAATAGGCATTGCCGGAATTGCTTCAGCTACATTGGACGTGATCAACGTGGATGTACTGGCATTACAAGGTATGGTCAATTCATTTGCCACTGAACATCTGTTGATCGACGGTGTGATACTCGAAGGGGTCGCTAAGACAGCCGGAGCAAATTACTTCAGTGCCGGGGTTGATTTATTCGACCTGCGAACTTTGGTAGGTTCAAATATAAGCGTGGTTATCTCCCAGGACCCTGCACAAACAGCCTTGAACGCGGCGTATGCAAAGCGTGCCTCTGTTGGTTCTGTTCTTGGAATGGTTGCCGTCAGAAAAGTTCATGAGGACTTAGGCTCTGTAGCCATTGAAGTTTACCCTGATTCCTGCAAAGGACAGGAAAGCTATTCAATGACCGATCAGATCAACGGTCGGTGGTTATCAGCAGCTCTCTGTGATGGAACTCCTTTTGAAAATCTTACATCAGCACAGCAGGATTCGTTGTCACTCAAAGGCTATATTTATGTCGGGCAATTTAAAGATTATTCGGGTTTTTACCTGAGTGGTTGTCCGACTGCAGTAGCTTTAACAAGCGATTATTCTTACTTCAATCTGAATTGTATCTGGAATAAAGCTGCACGAATAATCCGCAGAACCTTAATTCCACGTGTACGCTCTAAAGTACCTAAGGAAAAAGCAACCGGTTACATTAAGTCAACCTGGATAACGGATGCTAAAAAGGCCGTACTTAATAAATTGCAGCCTATGGTAGATGCAGGAAACATTGATGATAGTGCAGTGTATATTAATCCGGCTCAGTCGGTGAATGAAAGTATACCAATGGCTGTATCAGCACAGGTTCATGTAGGTGATATTGTTCACGAATTTGATGTGAGCTTAGGTTTAACTTCTAAAATTGTATAATCATGGATAGAGTAAATCTTATTAATAAATTCGGCTTAATGGCCGGTTGGAACGCTATCACTGTCAATTTGCTTGGTCGTGATGTGGAAGGAATTACGGAACTGTCGTATGATGACAATGTGGAAATTGAAGGTGCACCCGGTGCAGGTATGTTTTTCGTCGGTTATTCGAAAGGAAAGTATGTTGCTAAATGTTCGATTACCCTTTATACTGAAGAATGGAATGCCATTCAGGCTGCTTTGCCAAAAGGGGCACATGTAAGCGATATTAAGCCTTTTCCAATCATCGTGGAATACGAATATGATCTTCGTAAAATTACGGATATTATCCCTGCTTGTATGATTCCAGGACGTGGAGTTGCTGTTAAGCAAGGTGACAAAACTATCGCTTATAAATGCGATCTGTTCGTCGGTGGAAAGATTGAATGGGACGTCTAAAAAAGTCGGTAGTAAGTAGTAAGTAGTAAAAACTTTTCCAAAGTATAAGAAACTTTGGAAAAGTTGATTTAAACAGTGTTTAAACAACAATTTTATAAACAAAAAAACAAACGAGTATGAAATCTTTAAGATTCAAATTATTGCTTTTAGTGGCTATTTTGGCTACTGCTTTTTTCTCATTTGGTAATGCCCAGGCGTGCAGTTCTGTCATACATTATGCCTCAACGATTTCGACCGATCATATCGGTATGGCCATGGCTGCCGTAGTTATTGCTCCACTTTCAACGTATGTGAAAGATAATTGCACTATTACACCTGCTGAACTGGCTGATTTAGCCCTGAAGTATGGTAAGATTAAGATTCTATCGGTAGTTATTGAGGCACCTTTTTACGATTTTATTTATAAAGGAGACTTGTATAATGAAAAAGGTGATGTTGTAAAAAAATCTACTCTTATCAATAAAGATGGAAATTTTGATTATAAAAGTGATTTATATAATAAAGATAAAGAGCTTATTCCTTCGGATGAATTATATCAATTAGTTGATGCAGGTGAATTTTATAGTTATGCATGCAAGCGTCCGGATCAGGGAACGATACGCATGATGATGGATTTCGCTAAAAAAGGTAAGACTGAAGAATACATCGAATGCTTTATTAAGAATATCGTGGTAGCCGGTGACGTGGAAAAGTTGAAAACTGATGGTCTGGTTTATTTGGGTTTA